CACCGAATCTCCGCCATTTGTGCCGATCAACTCTGTAGTTTGACCATTTTGATAAATTGGTATAGTGCCATTTACACCAGCTGCACTATACCCCTGCAACCATTTTGAACCGTCAAGGCCTAGTACTCTTGCAAGGTCCGCCCGCTTTAACCATATATATGGCCTTCCATTTGCATTATGATAGTAACCATTTTGGAAATTTGCAAACACCGAGTCACCACCATTCGTGCCGATGTTGGAAGCTGACAGATTGCCATCACCTTTATCTTCTATTTCCCCTCTTTTCCCAAAAATCACAGCATTGTTTAGCACACTCTGTGATGGTATATGTGCTTGAATCCATTCAAACGGGATCACAATCTCCGCTCCTCCACTTGGCGTGTTTTCTTGGATATATGCTCCCTTTGGAATTTTTACGCACGCTTTACCATTATCAAATCGCCATGAAATTGGGCTTGTTTGTGATGGCATATTTGGTAAAGTGCCATTTACCACTTCTCCGTCACTATCTGCTGTGACGGTTGTATACCCTTGTACAATCAGATTAGTAGTAACCGTTACATCGTCTGAAGTAACCCCTCCACCTGCTTTGAGCCAAATCCCTTGTGCCATACTATACTCCTTTTAAAAGCACTGTGATATTTTCTGATGGACACTTACGATTACAGTAAAATGTAACTGCTCCATTATTTGTCTCGAATCCATCGATACATTCACAAGCTTTTTTATATTCTTTAGATGCTCCTCTTGGAATTTTAGGGCTTCCTACCGGCTGTGACTGCGAATTAATTTCTGTTATCGTCACACTTTGCAAAAATGGTGCACTTACACTCCATCTATTTGCTAAAAGTATTATTTCAATTACTTTTGTGCTTGAAGCAATATCAGATTTTGTTCTAACTATATTTGCTTTTGCATCTGTCACAGCTGCATCTATTTTATCGAAGTTTGTATTCAGTACTTCGATATCAACAAAGTCCGTTAAAGAAGGCTTATCGAGATGTAAGTTTGTAGTTTGATTCACTTATAAAACCTCCGTCCTTATTTGTGTCCATGTTGTACTCGTAAAGCGTGACCATGTAAAGTCTCGCACTGTTCCCCAAGTGTTGAATCTTAATTGTATCGTTAGCTTTAAATTGCATGGCATTATTTCATTGAGTAAGCGTTTAAACTCTTCAAATAACTCTTGACTAGTTAACTCAATAAGTATATTTACAGCATAGTTAGTGTAGTCAATAGTTAGCTCATATTGATTTTCTCCACCACACATTGCATTTAAAATGCTTTTAAGTTTGTTAAGCGAATACGGCAATTGCCCAACTAGAAAAGATTTTATACGCATTTTTCTAAAATCAATAGTATCTGTGTCTCTAATTACAATTCCCAAAATTCGTTCCCATCTTTCACATCCAGATTCATCTAATGTACTAATGAAAGCATTATCATACAAACGATCAATTTCATTGAAAAGTTTCTCAATTTCCACATCTTCTGTTATTGAAAGATTTTGATACTCTTTTAATTTTCGTATATGAAAAGGCAAGTAGCTAAGAATGTCTATAATCATATGCTAAGCCCTCGAAAAGCTGGTACCTCATTACTGAGTAGCACTACATTTTGTGCTGTGCCGTTCATTTTTGTATCTGCAATGTCTCTTACCCCATGTATGCCTAAAATGCGACTTTCTAACTGAGCTATTCTTATTACGATTCCATCGCTAATCTCCCATTCTTTGATGAGAGATTTAAAGTATTCTTTTATCGCAGTTTCAGCATCAGCACGAACATCTTCTGCTGTATATCCATTTTCAAAAGTTAGTGTGCAAGAAACGCTTACATTATGCTCTACTACAGATTCTATAGTCACATTATGTCCAATTGGAGCAATTCCAACTCCCTGCCCAGGCTCTGGGCAAATAGTGTTTTGTACTGTACTGATCAAATATGAGCTAGCCACTCCACCATTTTGATTTGTGATCACAAGCTTTACTGTTCCACCACCATTCCATGCTGGATATACTTTTACATATCCCATACCAGGTATACTTTTAGTGAATCGTATATAATCCGCACGATTCCCAGCAAAATATTTACTTTGAAAATATTCTTTGTAGCGTTCTCTAAGACTTTCTACAGTCTCTTGATCACGCCCAGGAACCAAAATTTCGACTAGCTTAGCACTTGTTAAGCCTGCAATATAACTAATTTGCATCATATCACCAAGCACATCAGCCGAATCGTTACCTTTTTGTTCACAAGTGACTAAGTAAGTATTTGTGCTAGCATCTATTATACTAGTAACAACATATGTAAATCTGCCAATGCTAAAGCGAGAGCCTGGTGGCACAGGTACATTAAATTGTGCTTTAGCTTGTGTATAAGTTGCACTAAATGGAATGATGCCGAATGGCTCACACATTCGTACAAGGCTATCATAATCTGCTGTATTTATATCTAGTTGAGCATTTACATAGTCCATTTGGACATATGCTCTTTCAATTTCAAAAGCAACTGGTGCCAATGCAGTATATATAAAGCTTCCTTCGATTTTAGATATCATATTATCTACTCGATTAAGCATATCAGCAAGAATCTTTTTAAAAGTCATCTTCTCAAACATAGACTTCCACCTCCTCTCCCCACTTCGTTACTACATAAAATTCCATATGCAAAGTAGTGTCATCTAGCATATAAGCCTTAAAGTCCTTCACATCAGTAATATTAGTATTAACTTTCAGTGCCTCCGTTACTTCTTTTTTTACACTGTCATTGATATATGCATCACTGTAAGACTTACCAATGTATTGCTCAAGGCTGGCACCATATTGCCAGCTATAAATCTCCCATCTATACCTCTCTGTTTTTAAAGTATTGTATATCCAAATTTTTACAGCACTTTTTTTCTCTACAGTGCCATCGATCATTTTCTTTTCATTAAAATCAAAAGCAAACTCTTTTGCATCAATATACTTTTGATTTTCTTTGAAAGTTTTTATTTCTTGTGTAACAAAAGATGGCAAAATCATAGATTCACCAGCTTCCCGACAACACAGTATAAGCTATCTGATAGTCTTTGAACTGCCACTATATCTCCAGCTTTAAGTGGTTCTGTATACTCACTATTGTCAGTGATAATTCCAGTTTGAGAATCAAACAAAATATTTAACTTCGTCAATTGTCTTTTTAAAAGCTGCTCATCAAAAAGCAAGTCTTCTTTTTCAAGCACTAATGTATCTAAAGCCACTCTCTCTGCATCAAGCATCTTGCCAATTTTCAATTCCTCCGAGTTACTTTCTTTACTCTTTTCACTAATAATGCCCAAAATCCCCTCTATTGCATTATTCATTTATGCCTCCTGATCTTCTTTTATATCCATCAGTCTTTTAAATGACAGTTCAAGTGTCATTGTATGTACGCTTTCTTTAAACTCATGCTTATCAGCTGAAATCCAGTATAATCCTGAGATTCCTTGTGTTATGTCGTACACTTCAACACCCATTCCAGCTACACAGCGAGTATCTCCTACCGCTTCAATGCTTAGATTTTGTGTCATTCCTTTAAGCATTGAAGTCGCTCCTATTTTAGGCTGTATTCCCTTTTCAGCTGTATAGACTTCTTGAAATGCTCCAAATTTTTTTAATGCCACTGAGTCTGAAACTTCACCAATTTGAGTCCCTTTTTCATTGTATATTTTGACACGATTTATCATGTCATTAATACTCTCAGATTGACTTGTTTTTGTTATATTGCTTTCTTCGCTCAGTCTGAAATTAGCAACCTTAGTTCCGACTTCAATCACACTGATTGCACGCTTCTCTTGTACTAATTGATACATCTTATGATTAACCTTATATGCTTTTGTATAAGCTTGCATAATCGTGTCATATATACTTGTTCCATCAACAATCATCGTCTTAATATTGACCCCTGTGCGTGCGAAATTCCCCGCAGGAATCGACAGTTCAGCACATACTCTAGCCGCTATCCCTTCAGCTGTCATATCCTTGAAATTGTATTTTCCTTTACTCTTCAATAAGTGGTTGACAATATCATAGCAGTTGTAAGTCACCGTTCCAATGTCGCTTGACTTTTCAAGTGTATATACTTGCCCAAAAAAAATTTCAACATTTTCTTTTTCTACACTGATAAAGTCTCCTAGTTCAAGAAAACGACTTACTTGAGCCATAACAGGGTCAAATGGTGCGTTGATTACTGTAATATCTAAGATTCTTGAGGCTTGCTCTATGCTTCCACTCCAGCTTAACGATTCAACTATATCTGTTATATTTATCCTCGCCCCTGTGGTTTTGAATAAAAATATTTCCATTTTTTCACCTAGCCTATTATTAATTTTTGCCCTGGATAAATTTTATTTGGATTACTCCCAATAATTTTTTTGTTGTCCGCATAGATTTTTCTCCAGTTTGCCTCATTCCCAGTTAGCTTCTTCGCTATCTTAGATAGACAATCACCTTTTTTTACGACATAAATTGTGCCCTTCGTAGCAGTTTTTTCTGTTCTAACTTCTGATACATTACTAGTATTCGCTGCTCCATTGTTTGATGATGCAGCAATTTGCTGAGGAACATTTACTTTTCTGTCTTCAGTAAACGAGATGGTGTAAGTATAATCCTTCGTATTTGGTTCTAGTGCATATTCTAGTGAGGTTATAATTCCATCAAAATTTATACCAACCTCGGTGATTAAAATATTCACCGTCCCTTTGTTTTTAAAATTTTCTAATATTTCTATAGCCTTTACCGGCTCAAAATCTTCTCTATACTCACAATAAGACGGATCATATGTTGATGCAAAAAAAGATGAAAAAGAAAGTGTCTTCAGCGTCCGCTTTCCTTGCAGAAGGATTTCTCCAACTGCATTGATATTTACAGTTTGTGTCGTTTTTCCACTTGTAATTTTCAACTCAGACGGAAGAACTGGAATGCGGAACAAATCCGCATCTTGTTTTAGCCACATTTCCATTATGTCACTCCTTGATTAAACGCTACTTTATTTAGCTTCTGATAAAGAGCAGTTACAATTTTATCTATATCAGCATCTTCTCTTACGATAATACTATCAGCTAGCTTAGCAATATTGATGTTTTGTTTTCCCTCTATTCTTGCCTTTTTTATACTCTCATCATGAGGATATACCCTTGATCCATTTGGAAGGTCAATGATTTCTCCGCCTCGTTCATGTACTTGTACGATTCCTCCTGCCCAGTTATTTGTACCACTAGCAAGTTGTGGAATTTTCCCAACATTAAAACCTATATGCTTTCCCCCAACTCCTGGCACTCCTTTAGGAATATCTACACTAATCGAGTTGATTGCATCAACCGCAGTATTTATTCCAGATGTAATCGTATTAATCATACCTTTGAATACTGAAATAATTGCATTCACAGCACCAATAACAATGTTTTTTGCACCTTCCCAGACCTGTGACCAATTTCCAGTCATGATGCCTTTGATAACATTCATAAAGCCATGAAATACTTGCTTTGCACTCTCGATAACCCCAGTAACAGCTCCAAGCCACGCTTGAATCACTCCAAGTGCCACATTAAATGCCCCAACAACAACTCCACGCAATACTTGCATTACTACTTGCCCGAATATACGCATTGCTGCTGAAACAGCTGGCATAATTGGGGCCACTGTTGTACGAAACGCCTGAAATTTTTGAATAACGCCTTGCACACTGCCTTTGATTTTATCCCAGTTTTTGTACAAGATAACCGCCGCAACAGCAACGGCGGCAATTACAGCAATTACAATCGCAGCAGGTGATGTTAACAATCCCATTACCCCTCCTGCTGTCTGTATAGCCTTTGATACCTTTCCAAATACAGTAATCACTTTTCCTATCGTGCTCACTGTCTTTCCAAACACAAATAAAACAGGTCCAATTGCTGCGGCCATTAATCCCCATTTTGCAATCTGTTTTTGTGTGGAAGCATCAAGACCATTGAATTTTGTTAACAGTCTATCTATAGTCTGAAGCATTCTTGCTACAGGCTCTGCCAGTGCTGAACCTATGTTATATTTAAAAACATCGAATGTTGATTTCAATTTTTCAATGCTTCCGCCCACTCCAGATAGCAGAGCATCTGACATTTCTTGTGCAGTTCCATTTACATTATCAATATTATCTTTTAAACCTTGAAGTGTTTCTGCACCTGGTCCATTTATCAATGCCATCCATTTTGACGCTTGATTCTTTCCAAAAATTGCTGATGCAGCTGCCAGTTGTTCCTCTTGACTTAATCCAGAAAAGCCTTGCTGTAAGCGACTAATTAAATCTGGCATTGAGCGTAGATTTCCGTTGGCATCAAAAGCACTAATTCCTAATCTTTTTAGAGATGCCTCAGCTTGCCTAGATGGTGACGCTAAACGCATAAGGCCTGTGTTCAGTGCTGTAGCACCATCACTCGCAGCAATTCCGGCGTCACCAAAAGCACCTGTTAGAACCCCAAGGTCACTAAACGACCACCCAACTGTCTTTGCTGTAGATCCTGCAACACGCATCATGTCACTAAGTCCTTGGATATTCGTATTCGCTTGAGCCTGAGCTTTTGCAAACATATCTGCATAATGAGTCGCTTGACTAGAATCTGCACCAAACGCTTTTAGAGTGTTCCCTAATGTTGATGTTACATCTGATAAATTTGAGCCTGTTCCAGCGGCAAGATTCAAAGCTGGCGTAATCATATCTGCTGCTTGTGCGGCATTAAATCCTTGCCTCGCAAAATTTAGCGTTGCATCTGCTGCATCTTGCATTGAGTACACAGAATTTGCAGCAGCAGTCTTTAATGCATCTGATAGCTTTGATGCTTCTTCATTTGTACTTCCCATTGTTGCTTGTACAAGTCTAAGCTGCTTATCTACTGAGCCAAAATTTTGAACCGAAGCGACTGCTACTCCTGCGAGAGGCATAGTAATTGCTGCTGTCAACCCTTTTCCAACTTTTGAAATAGCATCTCCAGCCTTGGTAATATTTTTGCCATTTTTTATAGCACTTTCACTCATTTTTTGCATCTGTTCAGTTGCTAATTTCGCTGGGGCAGTAAAGTTATCAATAAATCGCATTATTGCATCTATGTATCTAGTCGCCATACTCTTTTGCCCTCTCTTTGATCTCTCTTTCTAAAAACAGTCTAGTGACCATTTTTTCATGCTCACCCATTAAAAAATAGTCACTAGGCTTCCATTTTTTCAAGCGAAAAAGGATATATGCTGTGTGAGTATCCGTATCGCTCTCTAAGAGTTTTTTACTTCTTCCTCAACATTATCACTAAATCCAGATAGCTTTCCAACCTCTTCAGAAATCTTTGCAATTTCACCTGGCAAAAACATTTTCTTTAACAATTCAAGCGGAGTAGCACACTCGAAGTGCTCTAATAAAGCTTTATCTTTGAGATCTGGAGACACCATTGCTTCAAGTGCAAAAAGACAATTCACCTTAAATGTTTTTTGAGCATCCACAGTTCCTTTTCCGGAAAACATCATACTAGCTATTTCAGTGTATCTATCCCCTGACAATCCTCTAACCTCGACAACAAATGGCTCTCCGATTTTTGAACTCAATCTTTTGAACTCAATTTCTTTTACATTGTCAAAATCAATAATCCCTTTATCCAATTTTAAAAGTTTTTCTACTAAATTTATCACTTTTCTTTCCCCCTTAATCAATCATATCCAAATATTCCCAGTCTTCAAATGTAAAAGAGTATGATTCTTCTCCATTCTTGCCTGCCTCCCAGTCGGCGAGAATTAACTTATCAAATTTACACCCTCTCAATGCTACACGCTCTGAGCCGTTGGAATCTGGATCAGCAATATTCGTGATGATCAAAAAAGATGGTGCCTTTCCTTTTGACAGTGCTTGATTAATTTTTTCACTAATCCTACTCGAAACTTTATGCAGCTTAACCTCTCCCTTCGGTTCTAATCCTGTTAACTTTTGACCATTCACAAGCGTTCCCACTCGCTCAATGGATGAGTACTTTAAAGTGACCGAAGCTTTTACAGACTTGACTTCTGCCATATACTCTGAATCAAGCCACATTTCTCCCCAAGTACCGTTGATAACTGTATTCGCTTTGAAATTTTTCCCCATTTTTTTCTCCTTTTACAGATAAATTGGCAACTCAATATCTTCAATTGCATCGAGCACAGAAATTTTTGCTTTTAAGAAAATATAGCTCTCTGTCTCAGGATATTGCTTAATTTCATCATCACTCAAATCCTCAACTCGAATTCCTTTTTGCTTTAAATACTTTCGCTGTGCATCTATGTCAATCTCACAAGTGCCACCACCAAGAACCCCCTCACTCACAAGAGCACTAAAATAGTCATTAATTGCTGCAATCAATACACACTTATTTCCGTATGTATTAGCATACTTTCCTATATATGTGTCTTCTACCGTCTTACGGATGTCATCAAAAATCATATCAATCGTGTCAATGACTTTGATTTTCTTATGTCTACTTCCTTTTTTGTCTGTTAGTGTATGTAACGAATTTACTCCACGCACAATCTTCACTTTATCTCCATCCCACATGAAAATAAGCTTTCCCTCATCAACTGCCGTATTCATTTCATCTTCTGTCATTGATGTACAACTTGTAAATTCTAGCAATGGTGCATATGTAACAGATAAATTCGTTCCCGTTCCTGCGATCAACCCAGCGATTCTAGTACATAATTTCGCAGCAGGATATTCAGTTGTATCAATAAAAGCACTAGAAGCAACATTAATGATGCCTTCACTGTCTCCTGCTGTATTTGGCAGTACTGCTTTAACCTTTTTCTTTCCTTCTCTCCATTTTTTTACAGCTGCCACAATGTCTTGTGTTTTGCCATCATCTTCTACTGATGGGATCGCTAAATAGTCCCACTTTGCACTTTCAAAATACTTTAACATTGCTTTGTAATTTTCAGTAACATCACTTCCGCTCATCACATATACTAAGATTTTGCGTGGTGCGTTTGTATATCCAATGAGTGCTTTTTTAATTGCATCAGCATTATCTGTTGTAATGCTAGCTGGAATATCTGACGCAGTCATCACTGTAAATGGCTTGATTTCAGACTCTTCCTTAATTGCAATTGCCACAATACCTCTTGAGCCTCTTTTGATAGCATTTGTTGCTTTTTCAATAAAAGAAATATTGATTGACGGTACCCCCATCTATTGATTCCTCTCTTTCTAGTTATTACTAAAATGTATGATATCTTCTAAGTTATTATTTTCATAATTTCGAATAATAATATTCTCTATTATATCTGCATCTTCTTTTCTTGTTGTGTTATCATACCAGTTTATACTAATGGAAACTTGTAAAATATTGTGCTCTTTTCCGGCATAATCATACTCAAATTTGGTAATATTAAGTTTACGCCCTTCGCACTCAAACTTAAGCCAGAAAAGTTCTTGAAGCTCATCGACAACTCGAAGTTGGTCTGCCTCATCAACTTTTGTCTGAAAGTATGTAATCTTAAAAATAATTTCATTACTTCCATAGTTCTTTGTTTCATGTTCAAATCCTCCTGGTAGAATTTCAGTAAAAAAAGCTGGTGTTTTATAGCCATCTATAACCTCATTGCCATAAATTTTTATCTTTGAAAATTTCTCACGCAAGCAGTTATTTAATGCTCTTTTTAGTTGAGTCATTGTAATCATAGCCCATCACCTTCAAGAATTTCATTAATAAATTTTTCTGTTTCCTCTGGCATAACTGTTCGATTGAATTCTGCTGCTGTTTTTTCTGTATAAGCTTCACCAGGTCGAAATCCGCGACTCTCACCTTTGCGATTTTTCTTTTCCCATCCATTTTCGTATAAATGGTGTAATTTATGACTGTTCCAAACTTGTACAGTAATATCGCCTTCGCTTTTTGCACGTGGGCTATCAACTTTCCACATTTTGTTGATTCTCTTATACAAACATTTTTTCTTAGCTTCTTTGACAAAAAGACGACCAATTTTTCTAAGCCTCTTCTTGCTTTCTCTTGGATATTTAATAATAACTTGCTGCATAGATTTTTCTAGCTCATCAAGTCCATGAACCTGCACATCAATCATCTTTTAACCTCTTTTCTTTTGCAATCTGCTCTGTGCAAATTAATTCAAGAACAATATTCGCCTCATCAACATTTAAAACACTATTGATATCAAAGATTCTATTTTTGTATTTAAGTGTCATATTTGGAGCCACATTAGAGCGATATCGAATTGTCACCTTATATTGTACTGTATTCGCATTACGATAATACTCGGCCTGCTCTTTCCCACGCATCGGCTTCACTTCCGCTGGAATAGCTCTTGCTATATCTACAAGGCGTTCATCATCTGCACCAATACTATTGATCACAGTTTCATAAGCTTGAATTGTCACTCTTTGCTTAAGTCTTCCACTATCAAGAATGTACATAATTCCTCCTAAATTAGATTACGGCTGTGCATTCCTACTATGGCAGATATCAATTTATTTAAGTATGCATTATTATAAGTTGAAGAATGTAAGCGATTAGCATACATATCATTAGCCACAGCTAACACAGCTAATGAAATTTCTTCATTTTTATCCATGATTTCATCTGTTAATGCGGCATAATTTTTTACATAAGATTTCGCCGCATCTAAGTAGTTTTGTAAGTTCACATCCCCGTCAAATTCTCTTACATCTTCAAGCCTCGCATACTTAACAAAATCATCAACACTTAACTCGCTTACTTTCATTTTTCTCTGTCTTTGTCCCCTTTACTTCTTCGATGTACTTAGCATTAAAAAGGTCAGAGAGTACAGCTTCGTTAGCACACTCTCTGACTTCTCCTTTGTACATAGAAAGCTCAGCTCCAGCAAAAGACACTAACGCTTTCACTTTCATACAAGACTCCTTTTAGGCCATTACAAGGCACGCAATCATCTGTGCATTTGTAATCTTTGCATCAAACTCCACAAATCCTAAGATACCGATTGCATGTTGTTCTGCATACTTTTCTCTAAGCACATTGATATTGATATCTTCTGATACTTTAACTGTAAGTCCTCGCATATCTCCATAGTAGATTGCTCTGTTTCCAGTTGCCATCTTTGGCATATTATCAGATACATATACCGGCTTTCCTAGCAGAGAAATTCCAAAAGGCTTTGTTACATCATCTTGCAGCAGATATCTTCCGTTGTTATCTTTTAGCAACCTAAGTGCTGTCATTGTCTCACTATGCATGATAAAAATAGAGTCGTTCTGATATACCGACTTCACTTTATCTTTAAGCTTGATGATATCGTCCATTGTAATTGCTGTTGCAGATGCAGCAGTAGTAGTATTTGTAAGATCCGAAAGCCCTGTTGCCTTTGACACAGTTCCGACCAAACATTCGTGCTCTAAAAATGATGCAATTGCAATTGACATCTGATTAACTACCTCGTTTACAATATCAAAATCAGAATTGTTGATTACTGATTTTGATACCAGGGCTAAAGTTCGGCCCAAAAACTCATTCAACTCTACACTCTTAAATTGCCCAACATTACTATCTGCGTTAGTAAATTCATCTGCGTACTCCATCTTGATGCTTGTAGTACTTTCATCATAATAAGGTACAAGTAACTTTCCTCGCACATTATATCGTGTCGCACGCTCAAAAACTGGAGAAATATCCCTGACTTTTGCAATAATTTGATTTGCAATAGTAGTTGGAATCACAGCTCCATTGTCCCCCAAAGTCAAATTATTCGCACGCTGTTCTGACATAACGCCGCGAATAAAGTTCGCAAAAGCCCTTGTTTCCATCTGAGCGGTATCCTCACCTCTTGCCTCTCCTGCCTCGGCTGTAACGGTATTTGCGAGCTTACTCGCCCTTTGTAGAGCTTCAATTGTATCATCAAGTCCCCGGATTTCAGTTTCGGTTGATTGAAAATCGTTCATCTCTTCTTCATTCATCGCTCGTTTTTCAGTTTCTACAAGAGAAGTAATTTTCTCCATCTTCTCAATCAATTCTGCTCTTTTTTCTAACAATTCCTTAAGCATGTATTTTTTTTCCTTTCTCTTTTAACTTATTGACAACAGCACGATATTCTTTTAGCTTTCTCATTGCTGCATCATTAAAAAACATATTCTTCGTAAAGATATCATCAACCATACCACGATACTCTACTACTGTGCGACTCTCTCCTCTGACCTCTACACTAGTTCCAGTGTAAACCGGAGTGAAAGATCCAGCTATAATAGATACTTCTTCAAGATTAATTTTCTTAATATGTCGTCTTGGGATATCTGTATCAACCCGTTGCTCAATTTCATCCTCTAGTACTTGAAAACCAAACGACCATCCTTTTAACCTTCCGCTGCGTGCCAAATCAACTACTTCTGGGTCAACTACCCACGCTGTAGCAAAAAGCCCAATTTTATCTTCATTCAGTGTAAGTGTATTTTCGCTCACACTTGCTAATTCTCTATCAAAGTTGTGATTCAGATACATTTTTACATCTTCAGCTCTTACTAACGCATCCGCAAATGTCCCTGGCTCGATGCACTCAACAAATATTCCTGAATTTGTTCCAATTTCTTTTGAATCTCTAGCGACAGCATTTACATAACCACTAATGAGCACTCCGTCGCTTCTAATTTCTATCTGCAATTTTCTCCTCCTTTCAATCTATGTAACATCTTTTTGAATTTGGTTTGTATTCGGCGTATAAATAGTATTGCTTTGTGGATCATACAAAACTTGATTGAGCCCTAATGTCACCCATTTAAACCCTAGTGGCTCCATATCTTCCATTTTTCTTACTTCATCAATTTGTAAGAAATTTTTATCAAGACCAATTTTATATGCCTCATATCGTTCTGTGATTGTTCCTCTAGTCATTTCTTTTGTATCGAAAGCAAAATAATACTTTTGATGCTTTTCTCTCTCTAAAAGCAAATCTCTGTCAAGACTGCATTCGATTGCTGTCAGTAAAGGTGTAACAGTGAACTTGATTAAGTTACTATAATCTTCTTTTGTCGGCGTACCATTAATAAAATTTTTAGGAATACCAAACAGCTTCCCCAATTCTTCAGCATTAGCCTTTTTGTTTTGAGCAAGTTGCATCTCCACACTCGTATTTGATGACTCTTGAAAATTAATCCCTTTATTCAGGACCATTACATTTTCGTCATTATTAGCATACAAGCGTCTAAATGCTGCTTTAAGTCCAGCCATTGCCTCTTCAGTAAGTCGACTATCCGATGTTAAAAACCCCCTTTTGTTCCCCCCTTTCCTGACTAGTCTATCTTCATACAGTAATGAGTTTTTCACCACACTAGCAATAATGCTGTTTGTGTTATTCATTCGAGCACTTCCATACCCTGTTTTAGTGTGCCTGAAAACTTTAAAGAATTCATAGTTTTCAAACCATTTCCCATCTACTAAAATCACATACGACTTAAATATCTTGTCTACATTGTGCTGTATAGAGATACTTCTTTCATCAACATAGTGTAAACTCTCAATTTGATTTCCTTTGCGATTGATATATGCAAAAGCTCCTATTCCAAGGAAATAATCTTCAATAACTGCTCGCCAAAAATCGACTGCACTCAGTGTATCTCCCGTATCTCGATTCAGTAAATCTAATCTTTTGTCATACTCTTTTTCTTCTACTTTTCCGTTTTTTAATCTATAAAGTTTAATCGGCAATCCACTTACGATTCCAGCGAGCAAATCAATACACAATCGCACGGTAGGGATTTGTAAAAGGTCATCTCTAGTAATGACATTTTGATTGAGAATTGCTGTAAGCAAAGCTTCATCAACTCCATTTTCAATCATCACAGGTTCTGCTCTACTTTCTTTTTTTCTCCAAAAAAACACCATATCTACTCCTTTAGTATTTAATTAATATTGTACTGTGAAAACTTCTCCTCCCCACAACATCTGCTGCTCTAGCAAGTAAATTGCATTAATAAGTGATACCACCATATCCACTTTCCCATTTGATTTCTTCTTGTTTACATATTTATTCAAGTTTGTATCCTCTGTACATCTTGCATTTTGAAAGTTAATTTCAAGCAACTTATTTGGATCATACTCAAACTTTTTACTCAAGACATATTCTTTAAGTAGTTTCGTTGGAGAATGTAGCACGCTCGAATGCTGTTTGATTTCAACACACTCAAGGCCTTCACTCTCTAGCTTTTGCACAGTGCTAATTGCGTTATATCGATCATACCCAACTTGCACGATATTTACTCCATAACGACCTGTTAAACTTAAAATAAAAGATTCTACAAAGCGATAATCTATCACTTCATCTCCACATTCAAAGCATACGCCACTGTTAATCATTCCCTGGTAATTTACATTCTCTCTTTGGCTCTTAATCTCTTTTTTATCATGTGGAATAAAAGCGAAAACTTTAGCATGTATCTTTCCATCTACTTCTGTAACCATTGCAACAGATGTGTTATCATCTGTTTGTGATAAATCAAGCCCGATCCAAACTTCTCTGTCTTTCCACCATGAATCACAATTTTCCGAAGTATCTAGCTTTTTGCACTCTCTAACTTTTGTGATTTCGATATAGCCTTCTACCCCAAGGCCTTTATAAAGAATGTTGTTATGCTTGCAAAGATAATTTTCTCTCTTGTTTTCATACAAAATTGCCATTGTGCGCTTCTTCTTTATGTTATCAAAGATGTAATCATGAGAAATTGCAACTGGATTAGACTGATAAATAATATTATCTTCTGTCTGCCATTGATCGTTTGGAAGGTATTTTGCATCTGGCTCAAAAAGTAAAGCAAAAGTTCTTTGCTCGTCTATAAGGCCATCAAGACTTTTTTTAGCAATATCAATTTCATCTAGCATTACATTGTTGTCTCTTGGATACTGTGTACTGATAATAATTCCAAGCTTATTTTTAATTGTAATTTGTGATGATCTCATTGCTTCAACTGGATACTCATCCAATGCCCCCGCTTCATCAGCCAAAAAAGCGTTTGCTAGCTTACCATCCATTCGATCTTGACTGTAAGCTAATGGTGTGTACTCTGACTCATTTAATTTGCAAACAATTTGCTTTCTCAAAAGTTTGAAACGGTCAACTAAAACGGGACTAACTTTAATAATTTTCTTTATTGCAATTTGTAACTCACTTGAAAGAGATAGGTCTGGTGCTACACTAAAAAACCTTGAAAATTTCGGCTCTAGTAGAAGTAAAAGAATGAAAATTACAGCTGAATTAAAAGTTTTAAAGTTCTTTCGAGCAATTTCAAGAAGCAAATTCTCATAGAATCTGCACTCTTTTCCGTTTTGATCTGTTGTTTTTGTGCAAAAGACTGCCGTTATCATCAACTCTGCATAATCTTCAAGCCCTTCGCTCATCGTGCAACCAAGGTCAGGATGTATCATTAACTTTAAAATCCTTGTTATTTTTTTGTGCATTTTCAAATCAAACCATACATCATCTTTTTTACCATCAACAATGTCTATCCACGCACTACACTGTTTCTTCACATACTCTCCAATTTTTTCATTTTGTGGGTCTATACACCATTTGGCATACTCGTATGCTTTAGTCATCGCTAAGAGCCTCTAAAAGTGCATCTGCTTTATTATCTTGTCGTGGTGGAATTGTTCTTAATGCTGATGCGACTGTCATTCCATTTTCTTTTTCTATATCCAGACACATTTTCCGCTTTGCTTGAAGCTGAGTATCACTTTTTGCCATCATAGCTAAAATTTTTGAAATTTCTTTAGAATATTGCAAAGTGAAAATAGCTTTGTCAGCAGATGGCATTTCTTTTAATGCCTCTTTCACTTGTTCTCGAAGCTCTACGAGCATCTTCGAGTGCTCTACATTCCTTTCATTCAGTTCATAACACTCTGCTTGTAGCAAGCAATAGCGATTGATTGTGCTTTCAAAAAGAGCGTCATTTTTACCCATCGCTTTAAAAAGTGCGGCCACTCTCTTAAACTCACTATGTGCATATCCATTTGACTTCACTTCTGCTCGCTCTTTAAAAGCTTTTCCAGTCAGCAAACTCTTTTCTAATTTTTCACGATCTGTTAGCTCTTTCTTTGAGCGATGACTTTTTCCTTCTGCTTTTAAAATAGCAACGCTTTTAGGCGGTGTTGGCATTTTGCTCCTTTCTCCCATCTCAATTTAAAACTGATAGGGGCTTTTTTTATTTTTTGAGGGGGGCAGTCGGGGATAAGCGTAGAGAAAATAAAGCACTTTACAAGACTGGGGGGGAGTCTGTACTTCCTTCAGCCTTGACCAGTGCTCTTATATCCTTTCTGCTGATTTTTCCTTTTTCCGCTTGCTCATGGTGATATCTGCACAATGTAATAAGATTGCTAGGCTCAAGGGCCAATTCTCTGTCCTCTATCAATGGCACTATATGATGGACTTCTAACTTAGTGAGGTTGATATGCCCTTCGTTTTTTAAGCACCATTGACACATATATCTGTCTCTTTCTTTGATTGCCACAGACATCTTTCTCCACGCTGATGTATGTCTAAACTTTCTCGCTTCAGTCTCTTTGTTACATTTAACAGGCTTATGACCACAATCAAACTTTGTATCATGTACACGATTACAATACTGACACGCCCTTAAAATTTTGCTACCCCCTTGCTTTTGAACAATAAGAAAGCACCCTATTGCTAGAGTGCTTTCTATACTTCGCTATTCGCTTTCCTTGATGAACTCTTCCATCATTCTCGCTAACTGCCCTGCTTGGCTAACGCCTTGCTTTTCACAAGCCTGTGCAAACCTCTCTACGACCTCCCGCTTCAGCTTATAGGTCTTGGACATCCAACCAGCTTTCGCCTCATACTTTCTTGTTGCCTTTGATTGTGCCGTTGCCATTACCTTCTCCTTTTGTCTAAGTATTTCGTGATAAGATACCAGAGTCCTCTACCTAAGCTTGCAACAATAATTGCAATGCCTACATATTCTCCAATCTTTGACACAATTTCCAATAGTTCTAACACTTTTACAATCATAACTTTACTTAAATGGGTTGTTGTGTTATTATTCTTTTATCAGAGGGCTGGTTTGCACCAACCCCCTGTCATCACTAGGAAAACATAGTGATGAGAAGATGGATAAGGTGATTGATTAACTTATTTGCTAAGTTAACCTATATCCCTATCAAGACTCCTTTTAAAATTTCCTTTGTTAGCGGATTGATTTTGTTAGGAGTCTTTTTATTTCTCTTCTTTCGAGAACTTCGTTTCCCCATTTTGTTTACCTTCTTTCTACTCTTATATTATGATATATCGTGTCCGATATATCAATGTAATTTTGAAAATTTGTGAATAAAATATACTAAATTTTTTTATTATAACTATTAAAAATCACCCTAGAGTTTTCTAATATGCCTTTATCTAAACTAAGATTGCAAGTATAACAAACTAAAGGTCTCTCGGTCTTTTGGAGTGAAAAGCGTTTGTGTGTCACACCACTTTGTCTTCTCATTAAAGCACTCTTTTACCTCAAATAGCCCAGTGTTTCTATCGGCGTATGGCATTACCTTCCCTCGCGTATCCCTATAAACATACTTCTTTTCGAGTAGGAAGTTCACAAAGTCAATTTGCCTAATACTTAATTGCTTCGCCGCCTCTCTAAAGTTCGTCAACAAGTTTCGGTCAATCAGTTCGTCAAAATAATCTGCTTTCGTTTACAATATTTGTTTCTCGACGGTCAACACTGAATTTTCTGCCGTTAGCAAGCTTATTCTTGCCTCTGTCTCTTCAAGCGTCTTCTGTGCTACTTGTAACGCCCTTACCATCAACTCCTCAGAACTCATCTCTGCCTATCCACTGATATAACCGCCGTGCTTGCGGATTGATGGAAAAACTTCTGAGGTCACCCATTTCTTGAAAGCTTTCGCATTCGGTAAGTGCTCGAGAGAATAAGACTATAAAGCCCAGACTCGTTGATGATAGTCAATTCTTGACTTCCTCCAAGAGTGTCATATTTTGTTACTCCCTTGTGTCACCTGCTAACTGTTCAACTGCTTCATCACATCATCGCAAAACAGAAAGTAAATCCCCTTGGGCGATATTCTCATTCCTGAGATGGTAAAGGATATTCCGCTAATTGACTTAACTTCTTTCAGCCCATCAACATATCCAAGACTAATCAAGCTAGAAAGGATGTACTGGTAATATTTCTCACCAATGCACAAACTTTCAGAAGATAGCAATGTAAAATCAATATCTTTATCACTCTTTAGGCACTCGTATAGATAAGTCAAAATCTTATGAACAATTACAAAATAATCGTTACTAGCCATACGCATTACCTCTTTTCTTTTTTACGCTTTTCTGACTCCATCCAACGCGTATACTCCTCCAAAAAAGCCTTATCTATTCTCTCTTGCTCTTCTGGTGACACTTTTCTTACTTCTCCAACTGTTATCCCTTTAGGTATATCAATGCGTTTTAGCCACTTCTTATCCTCTTCACTGAGACCACTATGGACAATCTCTTCCTTTTCCTCGAAGCTCAATTCTCCACTCAACCACTTTTTCTTTTGCTCCTCTGTTATCATGTTACTTCCTCCAAACCACAAGTGCTTTAATTCTTAATCTAATACCACATTATAATTTTTTCACTTGGCAACTGCTTAGTATTTCTAAAAAATTTCACTGCATGATTTGCATGACTTTTACACCACTCATATCCTTCAGGGTATACAACAACAGAATCTTTTTCGCCTCGTGAATATACAATTGTTCCTGGAGTTGTGCAATCTTCAGGATAAAAATCACACCTAACAATGTCACCTTTTTCTCTTATATTTCTTAATTCTACCATAAAACTCCTCCGCCTCCTTGCCATAATTATATACTTCTGAAGTTTTCTTATGTGCTTCTGCTTGCGAAAGTCCTTTTTTCATTAAGTCTTTTTCCATAATAATCTCGTGGTTAATCAATGTAAAATCATGTGATTCCGGCTTCCCTTGCATTAACCTTTGCCAACTTTGAGCCATCATAAAATCTGGATCAAATCTTGCAATTCTTCCCCCTCCTAAGTCATGCTCGTCAATAAAAATATAATTTTTAATTGCTTGAATTTCCTCTTTACTTCTACCAGTTGTTCTAGCAATTTTAGTTACATCTGTCTTCATAGTTCTTACTAAAGCATAATACCTTTCCGCATGCTCATCCGCTTCCGTACTATTTGGATCTCGTGCACCACTCACAGCTCCTGACTGTATTATATCGTTATTACCATTCCCCTTCAATACTTTTTTACCTCATAGCTGACAAAGCACCGGCAATTGATGTCCTCCCCCGCAACGCCACTCATGCCAGGACTGCTGTTGCCCCAGATGGGAGCTGAAATGGCTCATTGACAAGCACGCTCTGACCTTCCATCTTCACATGGTTGTATTGACCATTGCTGGTATGCTTCCATCCTTTCTTGGTCTTTCTTACACTGTTTGGACGGACTCGTTCGTCCTTCATCGTGTGCCACACCTTCACGATTTCAAAACCAGCGGGAGCAAGCTTTGATACTAAGTCACTTGCTGCGTCATGGTTTCCCTGTTCTCGAACTCGATGGGCTTCTGTTCGAACAATACGCACTGACTTAGCATAGCTTCCACCTGTACCGTTATCACCAATCAAAGCCTTTTGTACTCGCTTAGCCATCGTATCGAATCGGTCTCCGACGGATAACCCAATGCCCACCGCCTGCTTAATCCCATAAATGATATTTGCTCGATTTCGCTCTAGCTGTGTAGGTAAACTTAATCCGTGAATCGGATTGTTGACAGCCGCCCTTAAGGAACGAACACTTGCAAAAGTAGATGCTAGGTCTTGATTATCCACAGCCTTTTCTACTGCCTGAACCATTCTACTGTAGACATTAGAATAGGTCTGTTCAACTGTCTCTGTAATCAACCTCTGCTCTACCAATGTGACATCATTCATCCTCGATTGGACTTCCTGTAGTAATCTGGCATCTAAGGCATTCTTGTGTAGCTGAGCATAAGTTAACAGTCCATTTTCATCAGCATAGTTGGCATACATATCGCCCAGACTAAAACTATAAACTTTTCACTGATTTAAAGGTGACAACTGGATATTAAAATCTACTCTGTCCAAAAAAGCAAAAAGCCCACAAGCATCACTGCTTGCAGGCTTATCTTCCAGCTCATAGCCGGACTCGAACCGGCGACCTACTCATTACGAATGAGTTGCGCTACCAACTGCGCTATATAAGCAAAAAGTGAACCATTCAGGTTCACTTAATGACCGATCCGGGAATCGAACCCGGGTTTACGCCGTGAGAGGGCGTCGTCTTGACCGCTTGACCAATCGGCCTAAATGCTCAGGTAGTATAGCATAATGGTATACCTATGTCAACTATTTTAATCAAAGTTCTTTGGAGTGACCGATCCGGGAATCGAACCCGGGTTTACGCCGTGAGAGGGCGTCGTCTTGACCGCTTGACCAATCGGCCTAAGTACTTTGACTTTAAAAATCTCGAGGCGACAAGATTCGAACTTGCGACCTCAGCGTCCCGAACGCTGCGCTCCACCAAACTGAGCCACGCCTCGTTACCTGTGTAAGTATAGGATAATTTTCTGAATTTGTCAACCATTTTTGAAAACTTTTTTATCAAAAAATAGAATTCTCAAAAATGCGATTAACCTGCACTTTTAAGAATTCTATTCCCTCATCTTTGTCTCAAACTTAATGTTGTCTCTGTAATATTAATTAGTAAATTAGAATATTAGTATCTTCGTATCTCTCTAACTACTCTAATCCCTTTAAATCTGACTTGTCATACAATCTAAGCATAGGTGTTGTAAACTGTCCTGATGAATCAACGAGTCCTTCTGGAAGCACATCAAGCTTTTCTACATTCAATCTGCCATTTGCAATAGTCAATCTCTCATAAATCGTATCTGGTCCATTAGAACTGTAGCGATACAAGCAACTATGATCTGGAGATTCACAATATCCCGTTCTCAAATCTCCTGCTTCCGTACCCAATTGCACTGGATTTCCATCTGTTCCAATCGTATAAAACACAGCATCACAACTTGGATTTCCAATATAATGCAAGATTAACTCTGGAATTCCATCATTATTCATATCATAGACATTATAACCATATTGATCAACTCCAATGTTTTCACCCGATTCAAAGACATGATTGGAATCTGCCATTGTATTGACTAAATTGCGATAAATTGCCTTATAAGCAGCCGAAGAAGCTACTGCTGTTGTAGTTTCCTGTGCCTGTGCACTTTGTGATTCACTGCCTTCACTGCCATTTGCACTGGATTCTGCCGAAGAAGTTCCCGAAGCTACAACTGCTGCAGAAGAAGTCTCATCCTTTTTTTCACCCTTGCCGTTTTTATCAGCGTCAACAGCACTCGCACTCTGACTTTCTTCCTTGACAACAGCATCGGCCACCTTATGAGAATTCCTATCTTTCCAAACCTTTGCTGCAAAAACAATTCCACACAGACAAAGAATAGCTATAATGATCCAAGGCCATTTTCTTCTCTTTTTCTGTTGATTAACAAGTGCATAGAAGTCTTCTTCTCCATCTTCATCATTCTTGTCTTCGTTAAGTACAAATGATGGCATATCTACCTCTTGATCATCATCATCTAAAAGTTGTTGTGTGCGTCTTGCCACAAATTCTTCTTCATTGAGATTTTCGTAATCGGAACGATGAAACTCCTCCTCATATGCATCTGTATACTCTTCCTCAAAGTCTTCATCAGCGCTTGTATCATCTTCTTGCTCACCTTGACTTTTCTCTGTATCCTCAGCATATTCTGGATCGTCTTCTAAATCGCCATCTCCCTCGTCCATATAATCCTGCGTCGGCTCATCACCATTTTCATAACTATACCAAGCATCTGTAGATGTAATTTCTACAGTCGCTGTAGCCTCTACCGTAGATGTCTCTGAATGATCTGAATTTGCGGAATTTGCCACTTTTGCACCCGTCATTTCACTAGATGCTTCCTCATTGGCGGACTCGGCAGTTGATTCTGCAGTACTAATCTTTGTAGCCTCTGATTCCTGCTCATGACGTTTTGACCTTCTCCTTTTTGCATGATAGGCTTCCACTGGCTGAACAGAATCTTCTTGCTCCTTCTTTGCCTTCTTACTCTTTACATTTCCTTGGATGTATTGTGCTGGCTCATCATCCATATTTTCTTCTTTTGGCAACTCAATTTGTTCTTGCTCACCTTCAGCTACAGACTCATTCTGAGAAATTGGCTCTTTACTCAATGGCACTGTATCGAATGTACTTTCTGCATCGGCTGTGCGATCCATATTCTCTATATTGTCTGTGTTGCCTGTGCGATCCACATTGCCCATGCCATCTGTACTATTTGTGCTATCCACACTTTCTACATTGCCTGAGCTAGCTGTCTTTTCTGTCTTTTCTGTATTTTCTGCATGAGCCACATCCACTTTGGCAGCCACATTTGCTTTTTCGCTCTTATTCGACTCGTTGACAGCTTTGGAATGTGTTTCAACTTCTTTCGGTTTTTCCATCTTTTCTGACGCATTTTTCTCCGATGTACTTTCCTTAACCGTCTCTGTCTGTTTCTTTACTTCCACATCATTTGTATTTTTTGCAGTTACAAATGGAAGAACCGAACTCAATTGTTCCTTGATCTCCTTCAAAGCTTGTGGAGAACGCTCACTGTGCAACAACCAAGCAAAGTAGCTAATTGGATTCATTCCGAATAAATCAATTTCTCCATTATCGCGCATACGCTTAATTTCTGAAATTATCTTATTCTTTGCAGAGTAGAGAATATCCTTAACCTTCTTTTCTGGCATAGCAAGATGCTGTGATACCTCAGACAATCGCCTTCCTTGAACATAAAAAAGTGCTGTTGCCTCTGCATCGGTTTCTTTAATCTGGCTAAACACACGATCAATCAAATTTGTTGCCACATTAGGATCAATCCTTGATTCTTTTGATGGATCAGAGCCATCATCTTTTCCAGACCAAAGTTTAATATCAAGTGGTGAAAGCGTCTCATCCTTTGCACTCTCATCACTAATCACTTCCACAATGGTACTTCTCAATACTTTTTGGGCGTCAAACTTCGATAAGTCTGCATCTTTTGCTACTGAAAAAAACTTGACATAGATTTCTTCAATACAGGCCTCTACATTCTTTCCCAAAATCTTCTTTCCCACAAATGCACGAACATAACCTTCTGTCGTGCTATAGATGTCATCTAATACTGACGCATCCCCTGAAAGAAGTCTTTGTACTAACGCATTCAATTCATTATTCATACAAATTAGCGTTCCCCTTTCCCAAAACTCTACTTACATAATATATCATTTTACTAAATAATGTCAAATATTGATATTTGGTCACTCTGAGGAAGATTTCCAAGTAAACCTAATTTGTCCATTTGTTCACAAATTGTCTTATTTACCTTTGCTCTGTTCATAAAATCGTCCTTAGAAATAAATTCTCCCCTAGCCGCAGCTTCGACAATCTGCCTGGCCACTGACTCTCCCAAACCATCAATGCTTGTCAGTGCTGGCATAATTTTTTTATTTTCTGTCACCTGAAAGCGAACAGCCTGTGCCTTATAAATATCAATGGGTTCAAATTCATATCCTCTCGCATACATTTCCTGTGCAATACGCAAATCTCTAGCGGTATCTTCTTCCTTTGCTGTGGCATCAGATTTATTTTTAATTTCCATATAAGCCCGTTCAACCTTTTCCTTGCCAAAGCACATCAATTCATAGGAAAATCCTGTTGCTCGAATAGAAAAATAAGCCGTATAGTACTCCAATGGATAGTAAATTTTACAATATGCAATGCGCCAAGCCATCATAACATATGCTGCTGCATGGGCCTTTGGAAACATATACTTAATTTTTTTGCAAGATTCAATATACCACTTTGGAACATCTGCCGCAATCATATCTTGCTCGTACTCTGGGCTTAGTCCCTTTCCCTTTCGCACGGATTCCATAATTTTAAAGCTCTCGCCCTCTTCCATTCCCTGACCAATTAAATAGATCATAATGTCATCTCTTGTGCAAATGGCCGTTCGAATAGTCGCCTTTCCTTCTTGAATCAATGTCTGTGCATTGCCAAGCCACACATCTGTACCATGAGAGAGGCCAGAAATGCGCACCAAATCAGAAAGTCCCTTTGGCTTTGCATCAATTAACATCTGCATAGCAAAATCTGTGCCGAATTCTGGAATTCCCAGTGCTCCAAGCTTACACCCCATCAAATCCTCTGGCTTTACACCAAGGGCATCTGTATTTTGAAAGAGTGTCATTGTCTCCCTCGAATCAAGAGGAATATCCTTTACAGGATCAATACCAATTAAATCCTGTAACATACGAATCATCGTTGGATCCTGATGTCCCAAAATATCAAGCTTTAATAAATTGTGGTCAATTGCATGATAATCAAAGTGTGTGGTAATGATTTTTGTTGTCATATCATTTGCTGGATGTTGGACTGGCGTGAAAGTATAAATTTCCTCTCCATGAGGCAAAACAATAATTCCGCCTGGATGTTGTCCGGTCGTCCTTCGAACGCCAACACAGCCCTGCGTGATTCGATTGATTTCGCATTTTCTCTTGACCTGGCCATGCTCATCAAAATACTTCTTTACATATCCATAGGCTGTCTTCTCGGCCAGTGTTCCCACAGTTCCTGCACGGAAAGTATGTCCCTGTCCAAAAATAACTTCAGTATAATCATGAGCTTTTGGTTGATATTCTCCCGAAAAATTCAAGTCAATATCAGGCTCTTTGTCTCCCTTAAATCCCAAAAAAGTTTCAAATGGAATATCAAAGCCATCCTTTTTTAACTTCTTTCCACACTTTGGACAAATTTTATCTGGCATATCACAACCTGCCATCCCCGAAAATTTCTTTACTTCCTCTGAATCAAAGTCCACATATTTACAATCACAATAATAGTGTGGTGGCAAGGGATTGACCTCGGTAATTCCTGAAGTATAGGCAGCAAAGGACGAACCAACCGATCCTCTTGACCCCACAAGATAGCCATCTTCATTGCTCTTTTCCACCAACTTCTTTGCGATAATATACATAACGGCAAAGCCATTTTTAATAATAGAATTTAGTTCTTTTTCAAGTCTGGCTGTCACAATTTCTGGCAAGTTCTCGCCATATTGCTCATGTGCTTTTGCATAGCAAGATTGTGTCAATAACTCATCTGAATTTTCAATGACAGGAGGACATTTATCAGGGCGAACTGGCGGAAAATCCTCCACCATATCTGCAATCATTCTCGAATTTGTCACTGCGACAGCATAGGCATCTTCTGGTCCTAAATAATGAAATTCTTCAATCATTTCATTGGTTGTTCTCAAATAGAGGGGCGGTTGATGATCTGCATCTGTAAATCCCTTCCCTGCCAAAATAATTCTGCGGTAAATTTCGTCTTCAGGATTTAAAAAGTGAACATCACAAGTGCCAACTACTGGCTTATTTAGGGATTTTGCCAATTCTACAATCTTTTTATTGATTTTTTGAATATCCTCTCTCGACTCAATGGCATAGCGATCAGATGCAATCATAAATTCATTGTTGCCTATTGGTTGAATTTCAAGATAATCATAAAATTCAGCAATCTTTCGGATATCCTCCTCCTCTTGCCCATCCAAAATTGCACGAAATAGCTCCCCTGCCTCACAGGCACTTCCAATAATCAATCCCTCTCTATATTTTTGTAATACAGACTTTGGAATTCTTGGTCGTTTCGCATAGTAGTTAAGATGCGAATAAGAAATTAATTTATATAAATTGATTCGCCCAATTTCATTTTTTGCTAAAATAATGATGTGATTGGTGTTCATCTTCTTGATGCGCTCTTGGCTCACCTTGGCCAATCCCTCAACATCCTTGAGTAACAAAATATTTCTTTCCCTGAGCATCTGTGCCAATTTTAAAAAGATTTCTGCTGTACACTCTGCATCATCCACGGCACGGTGATGGTTTTCTAGGGAAACATCGAGAGCTTTTGCCACAGTGTCAAGCTTAAATCGTCCGAGCTGTGGGAGCAAAATTCTTGCTAAAGTCACGGTATCCACAATGGTTGGATCATAGGTATACCCTATTCGCTTGGCATTGGTCGCAATAAATCGAGTATCAAAACCTGCATTGTGTGCCACCACCGCAAAGTCCTCACAGAATGCCAAAAATTTTGGCAATACTTCCTCAATCAGTGGGGCATCCACCACCATAGAATCATTGATACTTGTCAATTCCTCAATTTGAAACGGAATTGGAATCTGTGGATTGATAAATGTTGAAAAGCGATCTACAATCTTTCCCTCTACAATCTTTACGGCACTAATTTCAATAATGCGATTTTGTGTGGGTGAAAATCCTGTAGTCTCAATATCAAATACAACAAATCCATCATCTAGGGACACTTCTTTTGGATTGACCACCACTTCCTTTAAATCATCTACCAAATAGCCCTCCACACCATAGATAATTTTGGGTGGATTTTTCATCTTTTGCACTGCATGATAGGCATCTGTAAATCCCTGAACATTTCCATGATCAGTAATGGCAATGGCTTCCATTCCCCAATCGGCGGCCTGCTTAATAATTTCTGCTGCACTGCTGACACCATCAAAATCGCTCATTTTCGTGTGGCAATGCAATTCCACTCGCTTTACTTGAGCATCATCTGTTCGAATATTTTGACCAAAAGCATCACTTTTTTTAATTCCTCGAACAAAGGAAATAATCAATTCACTGTCAAATTTATCAATATTCGTTGTTCCCTTTAATTTAATAAAATTTCCTTTGACCAGTGCCGCATGCAACACAGGAACATCCTCTTCCTTTGCAAAAATTTTTACCTGTATGGAATCGGTAAAGTCTGTCAACGAAAAGATAAACATTGTCTTTCCTGAGCGCTCAAAAAATCGCTCATCTAACTCAACAATCTTTCCATGAACAACGATTTCTCCCATCTCTCCCTCAACTTGAGACAGAGGAACAAATTGATCTTCAAAATCACGCCCAAACAATACATCCGGATTCTTGCTCCTAGAGATATATTCCTTCTTTTTGCCAAAACTTTTTGCCGTTTTTTTCTCAGAAATCTCTGTTTTCTTTTCTTGATCTACTCCATTTCCTAACTTTTCTTTTATAACTCGATCACCCCCATTCTCCCTACTATTTTCGTCCTTGCTTTGAATTTTTCTCTCTATATGAGCAATATAGTGAGGTCTCAATTCACAATCCACCCCACAACGCTCAAAAAAGATTTTTTCCACAATACGAATAAATTCTGGAACAATGGCTTCAGAAAGTTGCGTTCGCTCCACACTAAATTCCATAATGCGTTCACCAACAAATACCACCTCTGCCTTTTTAAGAATCAAATATTGGGCAATGCTGTATTCTCGCAACTCAAGTAAAATACTTTCCTTATAGGCATCATAGAGATTTTTGGGCGTATATTGCTCAGAAAGTCGAAAGTTCTCCAAAATTTTTATTTGAATTTTCTTGGTCGGAAAAATTTGTCGCTTAATTATCCCCTCCAAATCAAAGATAATCCTTTTCTCCACTAATATATCTGATGAAACATAGATTCTCATCTTTGAGCCTTCTTTATTGGCACTCACCTTTTCCACTTGGATGTGTTCTAGTAGCGCCCTTGAGATATGTTCCATCTGCAATGTCGGAAAAACTTCCAAAAAACTCTTCAT